TTACATAATCACCACTAACCCATTGGCCTTCGCCACCAGTTGCTGTAACTTGTTTGTTGAATCCTGGTTGAAATCTTAATTTTTGTAACATAAAAAATCCTTAATAATAAGGCAGGAGATCTGTGGTGGAGTCTCCCGCCATATTATTATATACAATATTATTTAGGTAATTTAAAGCCTTTATACCAAGCAGGCAACCCTAAAAAAGGTCTTTTATCGTATTCGTTTTCCTTAGCTGTTTTTGAGTTTGTTCTATTATAATGTAAAAATACTTGTCCACAATCCTTACCAGTAAATTCTTCTCGCCAATGTTCTAAATCACAGCCAGAATAAATTAACATATCTCCTGGTTTTAAGTCTACTTTAATACCTGCTTGACCCTTGTTACCTGTTGGATCTAAATATATTGGCCAAGAATCACCGCCAAGATTTAGTGTAGTAGATATTTCACAAGAATACCTATCTTTGTGTCTAGCTAATACGTCTCCTTTTTTATATATTCTGGCATAAGAATATGTCTCTGATAGTTTTAATCCTGTATGTTTTTCCATAACAGGTTTTACTTTTTGTAACAAAGTCTCCATAACTATATCTCCATAATGAGAATATGTATTTGGCACTTGCTCATCATTCCATACACCATAGTATTCTGTAAATGGTGATATGTATTTTTGATCAAATAAAAATCTAGCAACTTTTCTTTTATTTAAAAAATATGCAAAACAAAAATCTGCCATCTCTTTTGATATAGCATTTTTTAAAACACTGTATTTATTTTTTTGAAACGCCGATTTTTTTAATGACATTTTTTCCTTTCAATTTTATATTAGATTTTAAAAAGTTATCTATAAAATTTGGTTTATTTTTTAAAGTGTTTGTTTCTAATATAGTTTTAATTACTGCATCTTTCATTTTTTTATTAACTTTTAACATTTAATACTCCTTTTGGTATAGCTTGACAGTTCCAATGTATAAATCTAAAGGATTCATATCCCATATCTACTATATATTGATGCGGCATGTAAGATGGAAAAAACATTAGTCTACCTGGTTTAACTGGATAGTTAATTTGAGATGATGCATAAGTTACTTTTGTTTTATCTTTTTCTGGTAAAAGATTCATCATGTTTCCTGGTCTTGGGTCTTCAAAAATAGGTAGTGATGTCTTTTCACTAGCTTTTAAAAAATAAAAACCTGATATATGACCATTCCAATGAGTGTGTAAAGTATGATGTCCCCCTCCATTTTTAGCAAATTCTTGTACCCACATTTCTGTAGTAAATACTTGGTATTGACTTAAATCAAAACCCATTTCTACCAATAGATTATAAGCCGTTGCACCTATATAATCTTGTAATTGTTTAAAATTAGGATCTCCTATTAACGAGGTAGAATGAAATACATTACCCATATCTCCCTTATTTCCAAATTCTTTATTTCTTTTATCTATGCTTTTTTTTAAATTTTTCTTTGCTGTTTTTATATAAGGATCAGATGCTTTGTTTAATTTATTTACAAATTTAGGTTCATCTGCAAACCATATAGGACATTTAAAATGATCTTCTCTATTTAATTGTTGTGGAAAAGTTTCTTTTAATTTTTTATTCTTCATTTATAAGGCCACCCTAAATTCCAAATAACCAAACTGTTTCTTTCTCCACTTTTAACTGGGCATACTCTGTGCCAAACAAAACCAGGAAATACTACTAAAGATCCTTTAGGTAATATTTCTTTACATTTATGTACGTTAGGTTTTTTATCTGGATCCATGTTTCTAAAATCAAATTCTAATTCACCGCCTTTATATTTTTTAGGATCTGATAGTGTTACTGTAACAGATAGTTTTCTAATTTTACCATGTGAATTAGGATCATTTGGTTTATTATAAGGTTTATCCCAACCATCACAGTGCCAATCATAGTATTGACCTTTGTTATATTTGGTAAACTGACAAGCCTCAGAAAAATCCCATTGAAAATTCCAACCCGCACTTGCATTTGCTTGATGAATATAGGGTTGTATTTCTTTATAAATCCAACGATCTGACATCCAAACTATATTTGAATCTCTTTTCTTTTTTAAATCTTTAATTTGTTTTTG